CCACCGCCCCTTTATACAGCAACCTCTTTAGCGCATTATTGACAGAGTTGCGGTGGGCATTAGCCAGCCGCTCATCACTGCGCCAAAGGTCGATTGGTCGAATTGGTCTACCGATCTTGCGCAGCACTTCAAGCGCTATAGTTTGCACATCAGCAACGGGTCCCTTTTCGGCACGAGCAAGCACATACGCCACCGCCGCATCAACATCGCCTTTCATTTTAGTGAGTCGGTATTGCATTATGCCGTACCCCACCCCTAATTTTTGCGCTAAAGCCCGCAGGGTTTGAAACCGCTTACCTTTGTAGTAGACTGCACTCATATCAAATCCCCCGACTCTTCCTGCTCAATTGAGTAGAGCTGGTCAGCACAATCTAACAGCGCCAGCTTGACCGCCTCCTCTCTCTCTATGCTATCCTCTGGATAGTACTCTCGATACTTGCGCAAGAGATAATTAAGCGCCTCAGCTTGATCTGGATCGAGCGAGAGCGTGATCTCGTTACTCAAATCCACTTTACCAACAACATGAAGATGTCTCTCTACTGCCATGCTCACCCCTCCAAATCGTCTAAATAATTTTCATAATGGCAGCGATCCTCTTCTGCCTGCTTCTCAAACTCGCCTCTCTCTGTAACTGATTCTGCGTAGTGGAGGCCATCATTTCCATTTTGACCGATAACTCCTATCCGCCTCTCGTCCCACTCCGCATACCGCCAAAAACTAATTAAACGATCAGGGTTGTAGTCAGGATCTGCATAACCACCACGATCCCACACGCAATCAGCCGCCATCCTTACGGGCAACATATCTCCGCTAACAAGCTTAATATCTACCATCGCAAAGCCATCTACGGGGCAGGTGGACCGCTCCTGCGCCTCCCAGCGATACCACTCATTTTTACTCATAATATAATAATCTCCTTAAAAAATAGGCTCATAACGAGAGCCAAGACGGCATTGCCTGCGCCCGATGAACGGGAACTCGCTCGATAAAAAGCGAGAGGAGTAGCGCATCTCCGCTGTAGTAGTTTTAACCCACTCGCTACTGGGGCGTTGATGGCTAACTAAACCATCAACCCTACTAAAACTATGATAAAGAGCGCAAGCCCTCCAGCGACCACCGCACCCTCTGCGACAATCTCAACAACAGTTCGTCTCTTCTCATTTATATCCATATAATCGCTCACTCTAAAATTGTTCATATCTGTTGGTAATGTGTAGTTCGTCACAGCGTAACTCCAAAAATAGTAAAAATAGTAACTTCGCAACCCTCCGAGCGACTTTGAAGCGCATCTTTGAGTATCTGTTGACCAGGTCATATCGGGTAACTTCGCTGGGTTTCAGCGGGAGGTGAGGTGACTTGATGTGTAGTAATCATACACCCGTTAAATTGTTATGTCAAGATAAAAAACATAAAAAAGTGTATTTTTTTATAAAATGATATGACCATATTCCCGATATCAGGAATATGGTTAGCAGGTAGAGGTTAAAAAATGAGAGGCGACCTAAAGATCATCTTCTATATATGTGTCAGGATATTGATGCTCCAGCAGCTCTCTAAGATATAGAGCGCTAGCTCTGGTGTTGCGTTCAGTATCAACTTTTACATATATAAGCTCGGCATACATAATAACTAACAATCCAAGCGCAATAGTTATTATAAGTATTGCAACTCCAGGTACGCCAAATCTTCCAGCGATACTCGCATACTGGGTAGAGTAGAGTGCGCCCAAGATGATTACAGCCACCCCTACAATATAGAGCAGCACTGCCGCAACTTGTAATACTATATATTTTCGTCTAACCATTAAACTCTTCTCTTCTGCATCTCGCTGTAGAGCTGATCTAGCTCCTGTTTCTCATTTTGAATACTCTCTCGCACAGCCTTGACCCTACTCTCTGGCATATCTTCCAGCATATTCACTATTGCCTGAATATCTGGTTGCGTTTTATGCTCTATAGACCTAGTGATTATTTCGTCACCATACAATAAGAACTCAATAGAGACATCCAGCGCTCGGGCAATCTCTGGTAAATGTCTCGGCTTGCCTATCTCGTTTGAAAGTATTTTTTGTATACTCTGCTGGCGAACTCCTACAATGTCGGCCAGACCTGTTTGTGTTAAATTTTTACTCTCCATCAAATCTTTCATACGCTTAATGAATTCTTTTTTCATTTGTTTATGATACCTTACCCATCATATTAAATAAAACACAAATAAGGGTTGACTATACCCGTAAAAGTGTGTAGTATTGTATCTATTATGCAAGGTATAACCAAAACAGAAGAAGCATTTTTTAGAGCAAAAGGGCAGACCGCCCTCGCTAGAGCTATAGGTGTTCCACAGCAAACAACTCACAGATGGCAGCACGCTGGGAGAATCCCCGCTAAATGGTGTGTGAAAGTTTCCGCAGCAACGGAGTGGGTAGTAACCCCCCACGAACTTAATCCAGAGAGCTTTCCTTATGAATGGGACGGACTGCCCTCTCATCTCGCTAAACAATATCTCTGTAATAGAGAGGCGGTATAAGTTGCAGGATAGAGATATGGTGTCAACAACAGTTCGCCATACCTGGCAGATCGAGAGAGCACTTCCAACGCTTGCCCGGATATCAGGGTTTGGTAATAATAAATCTGAATACATTCGTAATCTCATAGATGTAGACCTCAAGAAAAAGTTAAATAAAGCTGCAGCCTATGCTGACCTTATCGACACGATGGGGAGTAATACTGAACATCACAATCAACCACAATCAACCACCGCAACAGACAAGGATAGACAATGATAGAGTGTGAGAGCTGCGGCGCAGCAGCAAGCAGCATCGACTGCAACGGAGAGTGTGATTGCTGCGCAACAGTTCGCCATCATCGCACAGTCCAGCATCTAGGCGCACCGCTCGACGAGCCGTGCGCAGACAGTGATCCGATTATCGCTAAAGATGTAATGATAACAGCGGCGTGGCTTCTCTCTATAACGGCAGGAGGGATTGTAACTATTCTCTTTATATTAGCGGTAGCATTAGCGTGAACGGATGGAGCGACATAACAGCATCAGCAATAGCCGCCCGCATAGAGGTGGCGATAGAGAGGATGGAGCAGGGGGAGCACGAGCTGGCAACAGCAGCACTACGCAGGATAGCGGCGTTCCTTCCAGAGCATACACTCAACAGCAGGCGAGCGGCAGAGGATTGGGTCAGTGGAATGCGTTCGTCGAGAGAGGAGAGGACAGAGCAGAGCGTAGAGAAAGACTGCAACAAGTGCCGGCTCTCTTGCGAGAATCTGTTGAGAGACATGTCCGAACAGTCTACAAGTTACAAGCTCTCGCCAGAGAGCTTCCCAAAAAACCCACCGCCCGCGGGAGACAGAGCGAGCGTGTCAGAAGATAAAAAAGTATTAAGTTGCTAGTAAATGATGCGAATGTGCGGCTATATGCAGCGATCTCCATTAAAAAGGTACTCCTGGCGACCTTACGCCTTGCGGGTAATTCGAGGCGCGGTCTTTTTTTAGCGTAGCGACCCTGTATATAGTGAACACGATAACCGAAGATGAGCGAAGATAAAAGAAGATAGCAGTATATATTGACATTTAGCGACATATAGAAGCAGCATATTAAAGAGAGGATGATATGGTAAGTATAGATGTGAGATCAAATATTAGAGATGTTGAGCGCCAACTCAGCAGAATCCAGCGCAAACAGGTTCCGTTTGCAACTGCGAAAGCATTAACACTGACGGCAAAAGATGTTCAAAAAGCAGAGACAGTGCAGCTGGTTAAAAAGTTAGATCGACCAACAAAATTTACTCAAAATTCAATAGCAATCACCCCAGCCAAAAAAAGCACCCTCGAAGCACGAGTTTTTATCAGAGATATTCAGGCGCAATATTTAAAGTATCAAGTCAAGGGCGGCACTCGTGCTGGCGTTGGAGGAAAGATCGGAGTCCCGACCCGCAATAAAAAACTAAACAAATTTGGAAATATTGCGGGCCGCCGCAAAGGTCTGGTCAAAGGGAAGAAGCAGTTCATCGCCACAATTAATGGAATATCTGGAGTCTGGCTGCGCACCGGAGGCAAGCGCAACAAGGGAGTTAAATTGATGGTCGCTTTTGAAAGCTCTGTCAATTATGAAAAACGCTTCCCTTTTTACAAGATCGCACAGGGCGTAGTCGCCTCCAAGTTTAAAAAGAATTTTGAAAAGACATTAATGCAAGCGCTGGCGACCGCTCGATGAGTGAATCAAACTACGAAAACTGCCTAGAGCAGTTGGCAACCTACGGGCTCGAAGTTGAAGAGCTTGTATTAGATAGGATAATCAGAGTTAAAGCACCTGGCGACCGCGCTGGCACAAAGTCAGGATGGTACAAAATACATCAAATCATCACCGAAAAGGGCGATCAACTCTATGTCGGCACTTACGGAAATTGGAAAGATGGTGCAGGTACTCAAAAAGTAGACATAAAGGGCCACTCAATCACAAAAGAGGAGCGGGCCTCCATCACTAAAAAGATGGTGGAGAACAAAAAACAGGCAGAGGCAGAGCGTGACCGCAAGGCAACTAAAGCCGCTCATGCTGCGCAAAAAATGTTCAACCGCTGCAGCGACAGCGGCGAATCCCCATATTTAGCAGAAAAAGGGGTGAAATGGTATCCTGGCGCACGCTTCTCACCAGCTGACTCACTCGTTTTACCAATGACGGGCGAGAAAAAAGAGATCGTAGGCCTGCAGATCATTCACGGCAACAAGGAAACGGTCAAGAAAAAGGGCAGAAACAAAGACTTCTGGCCACACGGACTCGCAAAAAAGGGATCTTATTTTCAGTTTGGAGGGATTCCGACCTGGATATGTCTTATCGCAGAGGGCTACGCAACAGCCGCAACCCTTCACGACGCAACAAATCTCCCTGTTGCGGTGGTTTGGGATGCAGGTAACATCACCCCAGCGACCGAAAATATCAAGAAACGCTACAAAAACACCCGCTTTTTAATCTGCGCAGACGATGATATCAACAATATAGGGCAAACTAACGCATCCAGAGCCGCAATGTCAGTCTCAGGAGCCTATATACTCCCTGATTTTGGTGAACAGCATAGAGCAGACAGAGAACAAGGCATAAAAGGCGACACTGACTTCAATGATCTAGCAAAAATAGCAGGTATTGAAGCGGTCCGCAACCAGCTGGAAGTTAAGATTGACGAATTAGGCTGGCGTGATCGAGCTGCGCTAGGTGCTCCTAGTGCGGGGCTCTCCACCTCGGGGGGCGGGGGAAATGGTCGAGTCAGTTTAGTTACTGTAGATCAGGCGCTTGAAAGGTTTAGTTTAGTTATACCGGGCAACGGAACAATTTTTGACCACGACCTGCGCAGACTTATCTCAAAATCAGATGCGCAGGATATGATGGTAGAGCGTGGCTGGCGACTAATGAAAGAGCGAGCAGAAATAGAGGGAATCAAACAAGTACAGATTGAGAATGTCGGGTTCGACCCCGTTGGCGATCAACCCAACATCACCTGCAACGGCTGGGGCGGCTGGCCCACAAAACCAGACAAGGGCAATCCCGAACTACTCCTAGATCTTCTGCAGTACCTCTGCAACTATGAAAAAGATCCAGAGATGAAAGTATACAATTGGATTCTCAAGTGGCTCGCATACCCAATTCAGAACCCCGGCAAAAAGATGAAAACCGCACTCGTATTTCACGGTGGACAAGGTACAGGCAAAAACCTATTTTTTGAAGCCTACGCAAAAATATATGGAGAGTACGCCCGCATCATCGACCAGCCAACAATTGATTCACAGTTTACGGACTGGGCATCACGCAAACTCTTTATGATTGCAGATGAAGTGCTGGCACGCTCCGAAGTCTACCATTCCAAAAACAGGCTCAAAGGTTTGGTGACAGGCGACAACATCATCATCAACACTAAAAATGTAGCAGCTTATGAAGAGCGCAACCATGTTAACTTTGTGTTTTTATCAAATGAGCACATGCCGCTGGCAATTGATAAAGACGATCGGCGTTATGTTGTACTGCGCACCCCTCCAAAAATGGATCTAAGTTTCTATAGTGAGGTCGCATATTCACTTAAAAATGAGAACGCTATCGCAGCGCTTCACGACTATCTACTTAATCTTGATCTCGGTGACTTCACCACCCATTCTAAGCCGCCGCACACACAGGCAAAAGATGACCTAATTCTGCTTGGAATGGACTCCCCGCAACGCTTCCTGCTCTCATGGACTAGTGGAGAAGTGGACGGCGTGCCTATCTGTCACTGCAAAACTATGGATCTCTATCAAGTATATCTGCGCTGGTGTCGAACCAACGGCGTGCGCTTCCCCAGAGAGTCCAATCTGTTCATAGGTGCAGTCAGCAAAGAAGATGGCTACAAAAAGGCAGATCAGCACGCTTATGAGAGTTTTCTTGACGAGCGCAACGGAAAAAAAGCCAAAAGACCCAGAGTGATCCTAATTCCTCACGAAAAATTAGAAGAGAAGTACCAGAAAAGAGCCGACGAGACAAAGGTGCAGTATATGACACGCTGCACTTTAGACTTTAAATTCAGTCAGGAGACTAACCATGAATAGAAAAACGCCCATTTTGCTGAGGGCTGCTGAGGGTATGCTGAGGGGTACGAAACAGCGCAACTCACGCCCAGAGCAGGACTGTTGATAGTGTTGAGGGGTGCTGACGGGGCATAACGCGCACGCGTGTATATATATAATATGGATTATTTTATAAAAAAAACATATATATGTACCCTCGCACCCCTCAGCAAAAAATAAAAGATAAATAAAACAGATGATTAACTACTGCTACCCCTCAGCACTACCCCTCAGCATACCCTCAACATACCCTCAGCAAAATAATCAACCAACGGAATAACTATGCTTTTAAATCAAACAGAGTTCGCAAACCATATCGGCAAAGCTAAATCCTACATCACCAAGCTTAAACAAGCAGGGCAGTTGGTAATGGTTGACGACAAAGTAGATGTAGAGCCCTCAATCGCCCTCATAGAGCAGAATAGAGATCACAACAGGGATGATGTAGTAGAGAGATGGGATGCGCACCGTGCCACCCAAAATTCAGAAGCCGCCAAAATTGTCAGTCAGGACGAAAAAACCGCCAACGCAGCTATCGCCTTCAACCTCTACCGCGCCCGAAAAATGAAAGCAGACGCCCAATCTGCAGAGCTAGACTACAAAAAAGCCGAGGGCAGCGTAATGGAAACAGTAGAAGTACGAGCCATCGCCGCCAACGCAGGCGCAATTTTACGCACCCAGCTCGAACGCATACCCGATCAGATCGCCCCAGAACTCTCTGTAGAGCATAACGAGGAGCGCATCCACGCATTACTAGCAGATCACATAGAACACGCCCTAAGCGCCGCTAGTAGGGCTATAAACTCAAAAATAGAAGAAGTCACAGCATAACTCAACAGGAGCCTCCCCACCATGCAGATTGAACAGATACCGCTTAAAGANCTNACCCCNTACACCCGCAACGCCTACCTAATGGAGCTAGATCCAAAATACTGCGATGTAATAATCGAGCGCTGGGAAAACTTCACCAACAAAAAAGCGGTCAAGGTTCAATAATGCAGCCAGCCGCCCCCCTCTTTTTAAACTCTCTCGCCAAAGCGCTCAAACCCAGAAAGCGCCTTACGGTCTCCCAATGGGCAGACGCTCACCGCGTTCTCTCCTCAAAAGGTTCATCTGAAGCGGGCAATTGGAAAACATCCCGCACCCCATATCTTGCTGAAATAATGGACTCACTATCAGAGCGCAGCTCAACGCAGCGCGTGGTATTAATGTTCGCCGCCCAACTCGGAAAAACGGAAGTTGGCTTAAATTGGGTCGGCTACATCATGGACCACGCCCCAGCACCTGTGCTTGTTGTAGTGCCAACCATTCAGGTGCGTCAACGCTGGGTGAAGCAGCGACTCCACCCCATGCTAGATGAAACCCCCGTGCTTCGGCAGATATTTGATGTAAAGCGCAAACGAGACAAGGCCAACTCGGACGAAATCAAAGATTTTCCCGGTGGAATGTTGGTAATGGGTGGCGCAAACTCTCCCGCCTCTCTCGCCTCAATGCCGATCCGCTTCGTGCT